TGACGATCCCCCTTATGGAGCCATCAGAGTAACAGTTGATAGCATGTCGCCTAAAAAACTATATATGGCGTTGAATCTAGCATATATCATGTCTGATTTTGCTGAAGATGTAGTGCCCTATCTTGAAAGAAACTATATTGATTCGAATAAAATGGTGCATGAGATCCTCTCTGGAATGTGTAGCTCGCCAATAGGTTTTACGTTGAAAGTTAAAGGTGCAATTGGATTTGCTTATATGCATACTTCTGCGTTATCTGGAACAGGTACGAACATATCAGTAATCGACACACCTGAGACAATATATTATAATCTATATAACCTTAATGGTATATCCGTGAACGAAAACTTCTGGACTGAGCTTTATGGTAAGACTCATCAAGAATACGTGAATGATCTTCGTGATATGGGTCAGATTGAACTTAGTAAGTTTGTTCAGCTAAGCGTTAGGATACCTCATGGTACAATGTCTATAAGATGCGCATCGCTAATGTCAGGTTTACGTGCTATCAGCGGGTATGTTGGCACAAACCAAAATGTGACGTTTAAAGATATATATGATCACGCAAAGGATTCTGAGCTTTATAAAGATGTAGGCCTACCAGAACCATACTCTCAACGCGAAGATGGTTCATATATTGTGCCCTCAACCCCTATTTTACGCGATTTGATGGCTACGGTGTATTATAATATGCATTCAAATAATTCGAGAGACAGAATACTGTCATGGGATGAATTTGTTAAAAACATACCTAAAGCGCTGACTTCAAATTCGGCAGGAATAGGTGCCATTAAGATGAAAGGTAGAATTGATGGAATGGAAGTTGAGATAAAGACTACTTCAAAAGCAATCATTTATCCACTATCACCTGATCTATTTAAGCCAAAAAGAGATATGATTTTAGATGAAGATAATGTGGATAGCTTCTATACCCCATTCTCGGATGATAACCCAGGCACCATGGCTTCAAGAAGGGTTACAGCTAAACCTACAAGAGCTGTTCAGATGCAGCCACTAGCGCCATACTTATTAGAATATTTCCTATATGCACCATTATATCGTTTTTATATGAGGAAAGATACGAAGAATTATCTATTCCCAAAGTCAACCTATATCAGTACCGAGAATGGTCCTTTGATAGACACCAACTGTATGACATTAGGAACTGAATCTGGTAACCCATACATCGACCATCTTGACGCAATTAGATTGACTGGAAATGCGGCTCTTCAGAGTAGGTTCAATAGGAGATTGTTAATAGCAACGGATTATACTGCGTATGATGAGACAGAGGTATCAAATAATGTGAGAAAACCATTTCGTGATGGTATAATCTGTGGTTCACATAG